ACACCATGCAGCGGTACGCACCGGGTGGGATGCTATTCACCACCGATGCCACCGGGAAATACGAGTCACCTGACTGAGCCCAGCAAGCCGCCGCAGCCAGTGTCTTCACCCAATCAGATGTTCCGGGGACATCAGCTGTAGCAGGCCTAGCTACTTCAGCATTGTCAAAATTACTCGCACCTCGCACAGCCCTTGCAAATTCTTCCATGTCCGTCATTTCAATTTTTCCGTTCCTTTGAGCAATGAGTCCAGCAACTTTTTGCCCTGCTGGTTTGAGTAGAATATTCTCTCGTCCACCGTCCCTTCCATGAAAGGGTCAATGATATATACGGGCTTGGACTGGCCTGCCCGCCAGATGCGTTTCTCACCCTGTTGGCGGTTGATAGGGGAGTCAGGCTGCTCAAAGAAAAACATGTAGTTAGCGTGCTGCAAATTCAGCGAACTGGAACCAGACATGTCATTCAAGACAAGGATGATGCAGTTGAGGTCTTCGCGGAAGCGCTTCAACTCACCAATGACGTTTTTCTGACCGGACCAAATGCGCGCGTGTTTTATCTTCAATTTGGTTAGGCGATCACTGATTAGCTGATTGGTATGTATGAAGTGATGGAATACAACCATCTTGCAGCCACGTGGCATTGCGTCAATTTTCTCTTCCAGCACGTCCAGCTTTGGGTTGTTGTCAAATGACACTTTCACTTTGCTGTCGTTCTGCCCATCCAAGGTCATGAAACCGGATGCCAATTGGCGCAGCTGCATATAGCTGGCCTCAGCCTTGCCATACACGCCGCCTCGGCTGTCGCCTTTGATGGCTTCAATCAGTTCGGCCGCCGCTCGACTCACGTAACCCTCAATGGCCGTAGGCAATGGGATATGAAGCTTGATGTACCTCTTGGTGGGTAGATCGTGCATTTCAGTGGCAGTATAATGGATTGAATTGTGCTTGATTATCTTGCTGAGCAAGGGCATCTTTGCCTTGTCAAACACGTACTCAGGGAACTTGGTCCTGAAGTTAATCTTACTGGTGAAGAAGGCCTCTTGGAACAGCCCCTTGGTCTCACCCAGCGTCTCACCAAAATCAATCAGATAGAACTGTGACCAAATATCCTCTACGTCCTTGCCAAAGGGGGTACCTGACAAGCCTATCCCATACTCGCATTCATTGCTGATGGCACGGCACATCCTGTAAGTCAGGGTGCTCAGATTGCTGCACTTGTGGATTTCATCAGCTACAAAGGTGTCAAACCCGGCAAACACTTTGCGAGTGTTTTTTGGGTCAATAGTCCAGCCCTTTTTCTTTTTGGGGTGGGGCTCAGACAACATGGCCACGGCGCTGGCGTAGCAAATCACAAACACATCACCATCGCCCTCAGCCAACCATCTAAGGTTCTCAGTGGTGGTGCCTATCAAGGGGACCAGCTTCAGTTGAGGGGTATGCTGAAGGCACTCCTGTATCCAAGTATCAACCGCCGTCACATAGGGCACAAAGACAACCGCTTTGGGCTTCTGCCCCAACAATTTGCGGTACAGAATTGAGAACAGCGTAATCAGGGTTTTGCCGCCACCCATATCGATGTGAAGCATGAACCGCTTCAGGGTGGTCACAAGGATAAAACAAACCAGCTGATGCACCCATAGCTTGCTCATGCCGGGGATCAGCTTGAATTCCTTGGCCAGTTCAATGCGCAATTCCAGTGGCCCAAGCTTCTTCATCCAGTCATGGTTTTCCATAGGACGGGATAAGAAGTCTTTGACTATCTTTGGATTGATGACGCCCATAACACTCAGTGCGGGAGGATGATTTTCTTCTTACGCTTGTCGACAGGCCCTGCGCTCAACTGGCCATTGGTGTGCAAGTTAGACATGCCCTGATAGAACAGTTCAGGTGGCATTGGGAACTTGCCACCGTCTTGGACGGTGAGTTGGTCACCTTCCTTGTAAATGGCTATCACAATCACTGACTCGGCACCCATGCGCCGGGTCAGCAGTTCTGACTCCTTGCGTATTTCCTGCAAGCGGCGTGCGTCACGCCGCTGCTTGCTTTCTGGCTCCTCAGTCATCTGCCTCTCCCAGCCATGAATAAAATCTGTGTGACGATGAAAAGCAATGCACCAAACCAAATTGCCATGACAAGCACTCCGCCGGTCACAACTTCTTTCGGCCCAAGGTTGACTGCAACCACTATCATGGCCGCCACTGCGCCAAAGACAGTGCTAATTATTGATGCTAACATTGGCAACATCTAACAATACTCCTTCCTGAGCCGCGCCAGTTCCTTTTGAACCACCTTGATTTCCCTTTTGACGTTCAAGCCGTGTACGCGGAATTTGGCTCGTATTTGCCTGAGTTCATGAAGCCACCAGTAACGCAAGTCAATGTATTCCTTTGGTCTGGTGTCATACGTGGCCCGCAAGATTACTGAGCGCAGCCGCAGCCGTGCACGGGGCTCTTTCACTTTAAGACGTATCCTCTGTTTCGCCATCTCTACCTACCTGCGGAAGTAACGGCCAGTAGTTAGCGCCAGCCATCAAAATACTGTCAACCGCGAACACACCCATCGCATAGTTTTGAGAGACTATCACGGTAATGCGGTCCTCATCGTTTCTACCGCCTGACACAAACAGCCGCGCCAAGCCCATTTTCTTTTCAGCCACCGTCTGGTTATACGTGATGACGCAATCAGCATGGGCAATTTTGCTCCACGCTTCAGCTACGTTGTCTGAGCCCACATGCTTGGCCTTCTCAGAACTGCGGTTGCCTTGGCTGACAATGGCCCCAGCTATGTTGCGGGCTACAAAGATGCCACGAAGCTGCTTGTAGATTTCGTCAATACTGAGGCGGTAGTTGTTCTTGTCCACGTCCATCAGATCAGGGTAGTCAATGATCAGCAAGTCAGGGATGAACCGTTCATTGCTTTCAAGGCTGTCAAGGTAGGCTTCCAGTTGCCGTACAGTCAGGGTGCCGGTTGGGAACTGCTTGATGATGACGTTATCAAGCATGCGTGGCCCAAACTTCTTGATACGCCTTGCCAGCTTGGTGGCTATCTTGGGGTCCTCCATATTGAGGCTGGGGCTGATTTCAGCTTCATCAAACCCTATCATCCGTCCAAGCTGGTCACGCTCAAACTTGGTGACTATCTGCTTTTCCTTGCGCTTGCTCATGGCGAACAGCGCCTGCATGTACCGCTGAGCAGAACGGTCCTCGGACATTTCCAATGAAATGTGGCATACCTTCAGCCTGTGCAGCATGGCCATTTTGGCCAGCTGAATGAGCATCCATGTTTTGCCTTTTTTCGCGGCGGCAATGTATAGCCACAGCTCTTTACGAGTTGGGCCAAATCCCCGCTTGTCAAGTTCGGGGATGCCTGTTGGAAAGCAGTGAACCTGTTGCTCCAAGAACTCAAGCACGCGGTTCTGATTTGAAAGTCGCAATCCCGGATCAAACACCGAAGCGACCTGCCGGTTCGAATTAGCTATCAGTTTTTCAGCTTCCTCAAGTGACTCGTCCGTGTCCTTTTGCAAGGCCTTGGATAGGTCGATGGCTATGGTGCGCAGTGACTGCCGCTTGATGAAGTTCTCAAGCTGATGCATCACGTAGTCTTCGTTGATGCCGTCAAACTGATCTTTGATGCTGAGGAGGATGTCCTCATACAAGCCAGCCTCACGCTTATTGGCCTTTTCATCCAGCTTATCCGCCATCAGGTCGGCAATGTGTTCCTTGGGGGCCTTCTTGTAACGGTCTATGTACTCATAGATGCGCCGAGCCAGCACCGCATACGGCCCGCCCCAAAAATCCACTTCAACCAGATTGCGGATGGTAATGCAGTGCTTGTCATCAAAGCACAGTAGGGTCACAAGGTTTTCTTGTATCGCTGAGAGGCTAACGGTCACCTTTGCCCCCGTCTATCAATACCTTCATGAGGGCAATAAAGTTCTTGAGATTGAACAGCCTCAACTAACAGGTCGATAAGTTGTTCCTGAAAGTTACCGTCATAGACGGTGGGGCCTCTATCCTTCAAATATTGAAGAGCACCATTTACTGGATCATCATTGAATACGCATTCTTTAGGATGGTTGTTGATTGCAGTTTCAATGATTTCGCGAAGTACTGCTGGGGTCATTTAATTACTTTCAGATTTGCAGCTGAATAGATATGAAGGACATAACCACGGCCCACTTTGTGGGCTACTACAAATCTTAATTTCTTATTTGGGGTGAAAAATCTAGAAACTATTATACCTTTCCATTGATAATCTCCGGTGTGCTTTAACACCTTATCTCCTCGTCTCATCCTGATGCCTCATGCAGACGGTGTAGCTGGCGGGACAATGCCTGCATTGGTATACGCCAGCCCCCTTGTTGTCCCACCAATGCTTACTTGCGGCGCATCGTCTTTGTAATGTTTTTGACCACCAGATGGCCCATGCCGTTTTCAAGATAGCCGGGAAAGGCATTTTCAAATACCTCAGGCAGACGAATAAGGTTGGCCACTATTATGCCAAAGGTGGGCGTCACACCACGTTCCTTTAAGTCTGATACCAGCAGGTCTGCAAACATGTGCAGAAACGCCAGTTTGGTCACCCGGCTTTCGTCCCAGCCGGGGAAGTGAGCATTGAAGAATTTGTAGGCAGCAGGGGCGTTCTTGATCAACAGTTTGCCCGGTTTGGTGCCTGCTACCGTGGCATAGGCCGCCGTGACGTTTAGGTGGCCGCTCAGGGCCTCAAATAAGTCAGCCGCTGGGCTGGTAGCGGTTGACGCTACCATGGCCCCACGGGCCCCTAAAAGGCTTGCAGCGGTAGCGTGAACCGCCTCCAAGTCAGCCCGTGTCAGGGTAGGCAGTGCCGCCAGTATGCTATCCTTGTTCATAGCGGCTCCGACGTGAAATACGTTTTGCACTTCCTGCAACGCCAAAGTGCCGGGGTGCGCTTTTTCATTATCTGAACCTGTGACGAGCCGCAGCTGCATTGCGGTTGATGCCGCAGTATTTTGTCCATGCGGGCAAGAGTATCCTCAATACCCCACTCAACCAAACCGTCCTGCCAGTCAGCGTCTGCTTCTTCACCCATTGCTTTCTCCCTCATATGGTCGCTTGTCATTTTTGTCGTGAGGCCGTCCAACTATTTCGACAGCGTGGTCAAGTCGAACAGCCATTTGCTCCAGCAACTCAGCCAATGCCAGAGCACCGTTGGGTTTGAATACCCGGTCCATATCCAGCAGCCCGGCTAAGCGACACTTCCGGATCAATGGCCCAACTACTTCCATCCATGTCTGGTCTTCATTCATATTTGCCCTCAATAGAAGCACAGGACAACAATTGCCCCGGCGATAAAGAGCAGGAGAATGACCCCACCGGGGCCGTCCATTCCGTTACCGTAGTGATGTCCCATAGTGGCTCCTTGGATTCTTTGCCCACTGGTTAGCTCTCGAATATGACCCTGTTGATGGTGGCACCAGCCGAGCCAGCACCATTGTACGCAATAGCACTGGCATCACTTCCGTGCATCACGCTATCGGTCCACAGGAAGCGACTAAGCCCGCTTGCGAAAACAGCACCTTGGTGGAAGCTGTTGCCCCTCACACGAGAGACGATGCCACCTGCCATGGCTCCAATATTGAGTGCTGTGACACCGGCAACGCCAGCGGCAACGCAAACACCATCGATCAGCATATTGGTTGGGTAGATTGGGTTGGTAAAAGGAACATAACCGGGCTCACGTGCGATGTTGTCTGCAAGCGTGTCCAGCCGTATTGCGTTCCCACGACAAGACCATGCCTGTAGGTTCCGCAATGACGTGTTCATGAATGCCTGTGAGCGAAGGGCAGTATCCCACCGGCAAAATTCAAAGGCGTAGTCGCCACCGTAGTGGCTGAATGCCGAAGCGCCACAGGCCTTGATGTCCACGTTGTTGATGTCGATGGCACTGCATGCGGATAGTCGGATGACTTCAGAGGTTGGGCTGGTGAACAGGCCAGCCCTGATGCGCTCAATCTTGATATTGTTCGGATGCACTGTGCAGAACGTGCCGCTGCTATTGTTGAAGGCGGCCCGGTTCTGCGCAATGGTGCCTCCTGTGCCAACGGTCCCCCAATCAAAATTGATCAGGCCAAAGGCTGTCGCGTTGTCTAGGCCAACTATATCAGTGATGTGGCCATTGCACACGCCACCAACGCCGGAAATGTGGAGCCCATTTGGCTTGACGGTTGACAGCTCCATGTTGTGGATGCCCCAGCCGGAAGCTTCAATGAACGGGCCACGGTTGTTGATGTTCAGTACTTCTCCATACCCATCGCCAAGTGACATGATGGAATGGTAGATGCCCTGCACGCTTGAAAGGCCATCGGAAACCGTCACATAGGCACGGCCATTCATCACCTTAGCCCCGTTCATGAAACGGGTGCCGTAGACATCGTGGTGCAGTTCATGGGCCAGCAGTGTGCCGTTGAGATTCAACGTGACGTTTGGCTTTATGACCAAGCCTCTATCTGGCAACGTGTTGTCGATGACAAGGCGGCAAACCCTGTTGGCATCCAGTTCAACCTTGCCTCCGGGTGGACAGGCGTCTATCATGGATTGCAGGGCTGCGCGGTCGTCGGTTACTCCGTCATAGGCAAGTGTCATTACACGTTTCTTTCTGAGTTGTTTCTGTTAACATTATGCCAGTGAGTGCTCCACGGAGCATCTTTCTTCATTTCAGCAACAGCTGCATCGAAGGCTTTTTGGGCATCATTAAGAGTGTTGGTGGCAGTTGCCATACTCCTGTCGATGCGGTCCTTCTCCTGTTTCACAGCATTGAATGAAATTCGTGCCTCAACCAATGCCTTCGCACAAGCTTCAAGGCTCATTTTTAGATCGGTCATTTATTACCTCCTTTAAAGCTTGTAGTGCTTGTCGATGAAGCCAAGTGTTTCATCACCAACAAGCTGCCAGTTAATCCACGTCTTGCTGACGGTTATCCCGTCCTCATTGAAGTAGCGCACCTCGCCACCGGGCGAGCCGAAGTGACGCCAGTGGCCCCTGCGCCAATGCAGGCGTTTGCGGATGCCAGTGGGGTCGCCGCGCTCATGCTCATTGCGGTGACGCTTGGCTAGAGATACGACGTGGTAGTCACGAAGCGGCGCACGTCCTTCACGGGCTCGCTTTTTCTGCAACGCCTCGCCGCCCAGTGACCGGCGCTCAGCCATGGCCACCTTGGCATCCAGCATGATGCACACGGCACGGATTTGCTCACCAATGCGTTTCAGGTACTCAAGCACGGCCTCGGAGTGGCCCTCAGCGGCTGGGTGGTAGAGTTTGGTGCCGTCAAAGACGACCTTATTGGGGTTGATGTACCAACGCTTGTTGATGCCGGAAGCAATTACTCCCTCGATGCCGTCGCCTTCACCCAAGAAAGCAAGCACACGCACACCGTTGATCCGGAACTCAAAGCAGGTGTACTGAAACGGCAGTTTGACTTCACCGCCATCAAAGTCCTTTACCCCTTCAAACGCCGCAGCCCAATTGTGCTCTATCACAAAGCTTTGGAATTCGTTCTTGAAGAAATCAGTTGTGCCACTATCATCGTGAGTGTGCATCAAATCATCAATGAAGTGATGTATCGATGTGCCCTGCGGGCGTTCGAACTGCACACCCATGGTGGCAAAGCGCCTCGCCAGCTCTTGAATATCAGCGTGTGCCGTGGCACTCTTTTCAGAGGGGGTCGTGCGCTCTTTTTCAGCCACGGATTCAATGTGCTGCTTTACGCTGGCAAATACAGTGTCGCCATCAGGCTGAGGGTGGCTAACATGAATGGTGCCTACGTGATCCATGAACTTAAGTTCGGACTCACGCCGCTTCCTGTTCATGAATTTACGGAACTCTTTTTTAGTAGCACGCATGTCACTTTCAGACTGACGTGCTCTCAATTCATCCAAATTCTTGCTACGTACCCAAACAAGGGCATCTGCTACGTTACCGTCAGTGAGCGGCAATCCCACTTGATCAAGCAGGATTTTAATCATCGTCAACGCGTCTTTTTTCTGCTTGTCATCAAGCAGGTCAGCATTGTGGCCGGTGTATATTTTTGCTTGTTTCACCTCCACGTCCATGTCTGACCTCTTCAAGACGTTATCTGCCATGAAGTGATCATAATCCGATCTCCAATTTGGCATTTGTTTCTCCCCATGTTGGCAACCCCGGCTGAATTCGAATCAGCAACCTTCGGAATCAAAATCCGACGCTCTAACCAGTTGAGCTACGGGGCTTTACAAGACTTCTTGGCAAAGTCACGGACATACGTGTTTGAGTAGTATCCGTCAAGCCAAGGACGGACTATTTGATTGTACACAAGGGTTGAATGGTAAGGGAAAAGATAATTACTTTCACGTTCAAAGGTGAACGTGCGTTTTCCATTACCTCGTTCATAGAGGTGGAACCAAGCATTAACCTGACGGTTGATTCTCTTGTTGAAAGCCCATGCTGTAACAACAGCCACATGCGTCCATTGTCGCTTGGCATATCTGCGTCTGCGCCAAGCACGCCATCGGCCCAATGCCACAGCCCACCACGGGGCTTTGAACTCTTTCAACTTCTGAATGTGATCAGTCATGGATGGTGGCCCTTATATCATGCTTGGCTCTATATGCCCTCAGGATGGTAGGACCGTGCGGCCCGGCCAACATTACAAGAAGCTGCTTCAGGTTTTCAGGTAGTGGTGTATCTTCCCATGACATCCTCTTATTGAAGATTGACCACTCTTCACTTCCAATGAGCACATCAAGCTCCAATGAAGTTACTTTGAGGGCTGTACAAGCAGGTACCCAAAATTCTTGGAACTCAAAAGTAGTCATCCGGTTTTGCGCCCCCTCGCCTGATTGATCAGTGAACTGTAGATGCCCAGCACTTTCTCAAACGCAAAGATCTGATGCAACATTATACGCTGCCGCCCCGCCTCTATGTTGGCAAGGGACGGGCGGCTGATTTTCAAATGCTTGGCAAGCTGTTCCTGCGTCATCCCCGCCTCCGTGCGGGCCTCAGCTATCGCCTTGCCCAGCCTCTTGTAACACGGTTCCAGTTTCATTGCCTGAGCCATTAACGATACCTTTCTTGATTTGATATGCCTTAAGGATAACTTTGCCATGCGGGCCTGCCAGCTTGATCAGTAGCTCTCTCATGTCATCTGACAATGGGAAGTCTTCAGTCCTAAGCCTTGAACAGTAGTCAGCATGAATGGTGACTCCCAGTGCTTTATCCAGTTTCCTGAAATGATGATAAACTTCTTTACGATCATTATTATCCACTGGACCGAACAAGTTCAAGAGAGCGGGCTGCCAGTATTTGAGGGCGTCGTGTTCATTCATGAGATCAACTCCAGATTATGCTGAGCCCGGTAAGCCTTGCGCAAGGGCACCCCATAGGGCCCTATCAAGCTTCCGACCAGTTCATACACCTCACCGTTATGAACGCGGTGAGTGTTGACGCCTTTACGGAGTGCTTCATGCAGGCAGATGCGTTCCCACTTGTCACGCACGTTGAAGCGTTTGCAGATGTGAGTGGCGGTGTCGAACGTCTCAGCATAGTTAGCAGAAGACGTCACAATCAGGTTTACCTCACGCCGCCGCCAAGCCCAGAAGTCATCGTGGTCTTCTGTCTTGCGGTAGTTCTCAGATTGACTTTTCTTGAAGCCTATCGCCTCCAGTTTTTGGTCTATTGACTTCTTGGTGTACACAAGGAAATCAACGTCGGTGCTAATGACAGGCGGTGAGCAGACGTAGCGGCTGCCAGCCGGATAGATGCGGACTTCCGGGAACTGCCGCTGCAACAGCGCCATCCGTGGTTTGATGGTCAGCCAGAAGACAATGCTATTCAGCATTTTCCACCTCTATGTCATGTTTGATCTGGTAGGCCCTTAGGATGGCTTTACCATGTGGCCCGGCCAGCATGATAAGCAGTTCCTTCAACTCAGGGCTCATTGGCTTATCCAAGTTGAACGCACGGAATTGCCATTGAGACCATTCCGTGATGGCCAAGGCACGTTCAAGTGCACGCTCCACTTGGTAGAGCTTTGTACCTGCACCCCTCAAATGCCCAAACAGGTTCTCGGCAGCAGGCATCCATATCCGGTCCTCTTCCTCAGAAGTCATGTTCCACCTCTATACCATGTTTGATTTGGTAGGCCCTCAAGATGGTCTTTGCATACGGCCCCTGTAACAGCAGCAGCACTTCACGCATGTCGTCTGCTATGGGGAAGTCTTTCCATCTCTCCCTATGGATGAAATCTGACCACATCTTGCAACCCAGCTGCTTCTCAAGAAGCTGACATTTCTGTTCGGCATTGTGATCTCCGACAAATATGTTGCGTGCTGCCGGTATGAAGTAGTCGTTAGCGTCTTCCATGTTCATCAGGAACCCCCGTATCTGGCTTCAATGATTTTTAATAGGACACGAAGCATGGAAGGGTCAATTTTGCCACAATAGCAAGAAGACAGCACGTCTATAGCAAGAAGACAGCACGTCTATCTTAGCACGGGTTTTGTGGGATACACTGAGGTGTCCTGTCTGCACAAACTTTCTCCACTGCTTGTTTGTTACGCCAAGATTTCTGAAGCTTACTTCCGCAGTAGGTCCTTTATTTTGTTGTATCAAGAAATGTTTTGCTTCCCATACTTTGCTAGATTCTATCTTAGGCATGTTTCTTATCCCCCATATAGGACAGTTCTTGTATCCTGAAGGTGGTGAATGGGCATAGCTTTGCCTAGCATAAGGCAAAGCTAGTTCTGAAGTATGGAGCCAGAGACATAGACAGACCAAGAAAACCTACATGGAAGTAGGAAGTAAGCTGGGGTTATGCTGTCAGCTTTTACTTCTTGCTTTACACAACGCTAGGGACGTTACTTCCAAGGTCTGTCATGGAAGTAACCCTATGAGGGACGGAAGTCACACCGGAGCCCTCGCCTGAGCTACGCTTCACAGCGAGCCCTTCTGTGGATACTAGATGCCCTTCTAGCAATTGCACCTGCGCCTCAGCAGCAGCAGTGTCGGCTTCTACAGGAAGCTGGCTATGGTAAGGGCGGTAGAAGGCCTTTTTCACGGACCTGCGTTACCTGCTCCACTTAACTCATACGACCGGCTCATTTGCCTGTATCAGAAGCATCTTGTAATAGGCATAGCCATGGGGCCCGGTGAGGGCCTCCAGCCGCCTGAGGCTGCTTTCACTGACGCCAGCTTGTACTCTGCCGTCATAATTTGGTTTGCCTATGAAAGAGCAACATTCATTGTGATGACCAATTAATTTGGCTATCTTTTCGTTGGTGCCTTGGTCAAGCCTTTCAGCTGTGTCCCACAGCCCGTGACTGGCCAACGTGTCACGCATCCAACGGGCTCTCGTAAGAGTTTCAGCATCAAAGATCATGACTCAATCCCCTACTATGATTTGTGCGACTATTTTTCCCATGGTGGTGATGCCATAGCCTGCGCCAGCTACCGCACCGGTGCTCGTGAACAAGCCACTCTTGTACTCAGCCAACCCCTTGCGGGCAAGCTGGCGCACGACCACCCTGCCACGTCGCCTATCCATGCCAGTGGCATGGGCTATCCAATCTAAGGATACAAAGTAAAAGTCATCTTCAACGGGCAACGCCACAAGCACCCTCGTTTGACTGGGCGTCAACCTTTTGGCTGCGCGGATAATGTCGCCAGCCGGACCGAGGTCAGGCTTTTTCATTTTTCAGGAACCCTTTTTATTTCGCCAATGGCGTACATGCCACTGAATTGTGGCAAGTCCCAATCCCTAACCAACCAATACCGCTCTTGATGTGTGCCGGGGCGCTCCACGTCACGGACACGTGCTGTCCAGCTTTTGCCATGATGCACGACTTCAACTATCTCACCGACAGATGGTCGCCAAGTCCAATTTTTCATGGAAGAAGACCCTTCAGGTTAAATGAAAGACAAAAATGCCCGCTGGGCAACAGGAGGAGAATCCCAAACCCAGCGGGCACTCTTCACTCAGGCGGGTCACGGGGCCGAACTGGGGAATTCGGGTGGGAGCGACTTGGCCTGAGCAAAACAAACAAAAAACCCTAGCTTAAGGCTAGGGTTGAAAACTTTAAACCGCAATGAAAAAGTTAGAAATCACCGGCTTGAAATGCGCGCCGGGCGGCGTTCTCACAGGCTACTCTGTACTTGTAGGGCCCAACTAGGCCGCTCACAGGCTGCTCATTGGTGTCAATGAATTGGAAATAAAAACCCAGCATTTGGTCGCCTTCATCATCATACTGGGGCGGCTGCTTGGGATCAAACTCGTGAATTAGTGCATCAGTGGCTGGCATTCCCTGCTCCCTATTTAATGGCTTTGACGAAGGCTGATTGCTCACCTATGACCGCATAGATCATCCACCCTCCACCGCCAACTATGGCTTTTGTTTGCCCGGCCCTTTCAGCTTCGGCAAGGGTTTTGTACTCAGAACGGTCATAATTACCGACGCCAGCCTTTTTGACCAATGTGAAATATTCAGCATGGTCGCGGAAGTAGGTATCACGCTCCGTGTATGACTTGAAGTCCGGCATACTACGTGGGTTTCGTTCTTTTGTCATTTAACCTCCTTATGGGCACAGGTCTATATAAAGGTTGCCTTGATCAACCCTAATACTGAGACGCAAATGCGCAGCTTTTGGGCTTACTTTCAGCCAGCCTTTGTCGCCATTCGATTGGAGCTCAACCACAATTTGATGTGTGTGAATTGATTCTCGGGCTGATTGTCCTTTTGACAGATCAAAAGTGACATAATCTTCACCTTTCATTTTCTTTACGTTGCTCATTAGCCTTCCTTTCCAAAATTTGGACAAAAATAAACCCCCCTCACCAGCATCACCATGGCGAGGGGGGTCGTTCCAGTTCAGGCTTGGGGGGCGTTCTGCCCGAACCGAAAGGCTTAGGCTTTCTTGGCCTTCAGGAAGTAGCGGGTCGCAGGGCGCTTGCCCTCACGCACTTCCTTCTTGCGGACCACTTCATGGCCCTCAGCTTCAAGCGCGTTGAGAACGTTCAGCTGAACGCTGCCGACGGCTGCCTTGACTTCCTCAAGCGTAGCGCCGCCCTTTGCAGCGTACAGGGCAACGGCTTGGGACTTGGAACTGCCCTCACGGAAGCCCCACTTGTCCTTCTTGGCACCATCAGCCTTGGGCTTGCTTGCCTTGACAGTGGCCTTGGCAGGCTTAGCGGCGGCCTTGGGTGCGGTTTTGGCCTTGGCGGCTGGTTTGGCTGCTGCCTTGGCTTTGGGCTTATCAGCGGCCTTTACAGTGGCTTTGGCGGTGGGTTTAGCCGCGCCATTGGCCTTGACGGTTTTGGCGGGGCGGGATTTGGCGGGTGCGTCGGACTCAACATTGCTCATGAACGGTGCTCGGTTGCTGGCATCCCGTACAAGGAAAGCTGGGATGTCCAAAGGATTATTATCCATGGTGGATTACCTTCCCTAAGAATTGGACGTACAGAGAGGGAACCCGGAAGTCAAGTAGGGTTCCCGAGTTTATTTATTTCATGAGTTTGTAAGGCACCGCCTCATGATCCGACTCAAGGCACGGCACCCATTTGTTGAGGACTTTGGACCACCGCATCCACATGATGGGTGGCGGCGCAGTCTTCTTAACGACGGGTGCGTCGTCTTGTTCATCAGCCATTGTTTCTCCTCCTATTTGAAGCGTAAGTGCTTCTCGAAAGGCAGGGGATGAGCCCTGCCTTTGAAGCTGCACTAACCTTTCAGCTTCTTGCGACCTTCAGCGGTCAGGGGCAGTGAACTCTTGCCCATGGCCACAGCTGCCGCTGCCACAGTAGCGAACTGCGGCCTGCGTGTCTTCCCCTTGAACCAATTGCGCAAGGTGCCAGCAGTAGGGCCGCCAGCTTCCGCAATTTGTCCATCACTCATCTCTGCGTCGCCTTTGATGGTACGCAGCACATCAATGATGGGGTCCTTCTCAGTAAAGGGGTAAGCCTTATATCTCAAAAAACCTCTAGCCAAGTTACTTCTCCTTTCCACCTGTGACGACATACTCGCCACGGTTCTTGGTTGCCTTGATCAGGCCGTTATCGCGCAGCACTTTTGAGAAGTAGCTGAACGAATTCTCCACACCACCTGCCTTGATGATGTCTGCCTTGAGGTTGGCTGACGTGTAGATGGAACCGTTCGGGAGTTTGTGAACCAAATCCCAAACACGTTCCCACGTCGCTATGCCAGATGAGGCTTGTTTCACCTTGCCGCCTTTCACTTCAGCATTCACCACGGGCTGCGGGGGCTCCATGTTGAGTACGAGACCAGACAAGGCATGGAGTACCTTGGAAAGGTTCTTGTCATCAACAATGCACGCAATTCTGAACATGTTTCTCCTCCTGTTGTGAAGCATGAGTGCTTCTTGCTGCCCCTAGATGAGGGGCAGTGTAGAAACACTAATCATCTGATTGAAAATCAACCGACTCACTGTAGTACCCGTTCGAGGTACCGTGCCACCGGATGTCAACACTGCCTTTTATGGTTCTGAACTTGTAGAACGTCCAAGTCTCACTCTCTTCCCCATACTCAGAAGTATGAGGCGGCTTTGACCCCTGTAAGAACTTGGCCTTCAGCAAGACCTCACCGTGTGGGCCGGTGAATGGGTGGTCTTTGTTTGTGACTTCCTCAGCCAATAAGATGGGCGTACCCACCAAGTCTTGCAAATCACCACAAACGTCTTCGATGCGAACGCTTTCACAACAGTTCTGATGGTGCAGCATCTTGAATTTGCTGCCGTCCGCACATTCAAAATAGATTTCATCCTCAGCATCAGATACCGTTATTTTGGTCAAGGTCTTGCCTTCAAGAATGTTTACTTTCACTTTCTCCTCCTGTTGTTTCAATTGCTGACCACGCCAGCCCGTAGGCTGGCGGACGTCAACAATCACCCATAGGTCTCACTCACGTGGATGGGATCGCCGAACGGCGGGTTCTGGCTCAGTTGTTCGTAACGCTGGTGATGATTGTAGACTGCCCACATGACCGGGCAGCCGGGGTCCTCACCAAAGTCATGAACTTCCAAGTCAGTCAGGTAGATGACACAGCTGGCGTCAGGATGGTTTTCCTTCAGCCACCTGAACGAGTCACTGAAGGCGGTTCCACCTCCGTAATACCGCCCGCAGGTAACAAGGTCACCTTGGTTGTACTCGTCCGCATGCTGCACCTTGGTATCAGCATAGGCAATCACGAGGCAGTCAGCCGTCCCCTGATCCAGCGCACCTGCCGCCTCACTGACCATTTCCCGCGCCAATTCAAACTGAATAGACCCGGAAATATCAATGAAGCAAACCAGCTTGTGCATGCGGTCTGAGACCAAGCCGGGCAGCAACGTACCCACCGAAGCGCTCCGTCGGCTAATCCGTGCCCAACTGTAGTCCTTGGTCAGGGATTGGTCCACGAAACGCCGCGTCAGTTCACGCCAGCTTACCTTGGGCTTCTTCAGTTGCTGGATGAGGCCCTGCAACGAGCCGGGCACATTGCCAGCATTCTGTGCGGCAGCAACAGCCACCGCAGCCCGCACCTGCTGTTCCCACGTTGTCTTGACAGCGTCCTTTTTGACGGTGTCGCCCGGTGCATCAAGCACCTGACCACAACCACCGGGATCGGCACCGACAAGGACAACAGGGCTCTTGCCTTCACCTGTGCCGTACTTCTTTTGTGCTTCCTTGGCACGCTTCATGAGGTCGTCATAGACTTCCTCAGTGGTCATGCCCTTGTATTTGGGATCGTACATGTACCCCTTGGTCTTGCATGTGGGGTCGAAGCACATGTCCGCACTGATGGGTTGCCCCGGCAGCTTGAAGCCGCTGGAGATCAGATCAGCATTGATAACGAAGTCACCGGCCACGTTGAATAGCATGGGATCACGGTTGCCCCGCCGTGCAAAGTGCTGGAAGCAACAGTGCATGACTTCGTGTGCCACAACACCCTCACACTCACGATCGTCAATTCTGTGAGTGAATTCGGTGTGGTAGAACATGCTGACCCCATCTACTGCCATGGTGGTTACCTCACCACCAAACAGATCATCCGCTTCCACCAAGCGCAACTGCATGGCTAGGAAACCAAAGAACCCGTTGCTGACCAGCAGATTGGTTCTGGCACGGATGATTTTATCCCGTGCCGCCCTATCCTTTACCTTAGTTCCGGTAGTAATCATTTTCTCCTCCTGTTGAAGCTGTTAAATGCTTCTCACTAGGCTGTGACCCAGCCTAGGACAGAAACATTCACAAGTCTGTGGTTTTGGTTTCCTTGGCCCATTTGACAAATGCTCCTGAATCGCAAAAGCGATTTGGGTCCCTTCTGCACAAGGCCATTATGATGAACACTTCCAACGCTCTGGCATACTCAGGGCGCATCACATAAGTGATGATTTTGTCGAAGTTCTCCGGTGTGGCCTTCTCAAGAATGTCTTGAGCAAGGAAGGCTTGCATTGCCGGTTCAGGGTCAATTTTGGCTGACTCTGGGTTTTCCATTATCTCATTGAATGTGGTTCTCGGTATGATGACTGTCATTTTCTCCTCCTGTTGAAGCTATAGTGCTTCACCACTGAGATGAGACCCCGGCTAGAGGTGGGTCAAACATAGCCGGGGCCGATGTGCTACGTTCATAAGACTCGAGCTACACCGGGTCGAGCTACACCGGGTAGCTAGGCCAATGTTCGCGGTTCTGGGTTTGCCCAGAGGCTTGCATTGAACTACCTATGAATCGCCTTACGCACACATCTCAGTGAGGCTGCACTACCTCAGTTCGTAGGTCACGCGTTCATCAGTCACCGCCTCATTATACTTGGCGTGGACCTTGGGTTGCTCCTCTTTAAGGAGCGCTTGGTTGAGGCGCGTGGTCGGCACCAGCTTGAGAACTGCTTTGAACAGTTCACCAAGGCGTGAACCTTCCTTGTGCTTCAGTTTGGTCTTGATCATTTCCTTGACATGATCATCGATGGTCTTGCAGGCTTTGGCCACCGGCTTCAGCCGCGCCGCCACGTCGATGAGATCAGCTTCCGGCAGCGTATCAAGGTCCTTGACCACGTCCTCAAGAATCTCACCAAGCATCTTTAGGTCTTTCTTAAGTGCGGGTTTCATTTACTCCTCCTGTTTGAGCAAAGCGCTCATCGAGGCGCAAAGTATCTTGCGCCTTGAAAAGCATTTGCGTATGATTAAATTGTGGATAGGCAGGGTCCAAACGCATGACACATAAACCAAGCACCAACTCAAAAGAACTTGTTGAACAGTTGCGTAGACTGCGTAAGGAAAGCGGGCACAATCAACACACGTTTGCTGAGATGACCGGCTATTGCCGAACGCAAATTGCGCTTTATGAAACCGGGAAGCGCACCCCTAACCTTATCGTAGCCACTGATTTCGCCGAAGCCCTTGGCTATGAACTTGTTCTGAAACTCAAAGATTAGCTCCCCCAGCACAATTGCTGACCACTCAGGCACCCGGAGGTGCCTGAGGACGTCAACAATCAGATGCGCAGCGTTTTGTTTTTCTTGGCCCACTGTATGAAGGTGGGCGTCTCACACAGGCTGGCTTCGCGCTTGGCAGCATCCAGCACAACCACGGTGCCGAAGTCAGCACCGAAGTCATCCCGCATGATGTACTTGTAGATCTGCGCGAAGTTGTCCCGGTTGGCGTACTTCGCCAACATGGCGCTCAGCGCATAGCGTGAGGCCGGCTCGTCCGGGATCATGGTACGCATGGGGTCACGGACGATATCATCAAAGTCAGGCAGTTCAACGGCCTTGAAGTAGGTTTCCACTTCAGCCGCAGCGCCCTCGCCCACGTTGGCCGCCACCAGCTTGAACCGCATGTCCGGAGATGCGTCAAACACCTTCGAAGCACGCGCCCAAGAACGCGGTGACGGGAAGGCCAACAGATCAGCGCCTTCCATGCTGTGGATCAGGTTGGGCCTGAACTTCATGAACCCGATGAGCATCGGATCGATGTCATTCAGGTTGGCCCAGTTGCACCAGCACTCGGCGTCCGCCCTGATGTGGATGTGTGCAAAGCGGTTCGCCAGCGCGGTGCTGACGCTTTGCGCAGCTGCCCGGTCTTCCCTGCGGTTGCCCGCAGCGACCGGCCACCAGCCCTTGGGCAGATGATAGTCACCGATCTGCCGGTCCAAGATGACTCGGTAGATGCAGCTTTGCAGCTGACGGCTGGCGTCACTGAGTTCATCGAACGCAATGATGCCGGTTTTGCCGTCACGCTTTTCCTCAGGCCAGAACGTCGCCCTCAGCCACACAGCCACCCGGCGTTCCAGATCAGGAACAGGGATGCCCGTGAGGTCTTCAGGCAACATGGTGCCCACGCGGATATCAATGAAACCGGACTTGTCCTCAGCGGCAAGCTGCCGCATGACGTCCGATTTGCCAATGCCGGGGGCACTGTGCATGTACAGCGGAATGTCCTTTTTACGAAAGATGCGCGCCATTTCCTTGGCGGTTTCGATCGTCTCAGTTCGGACTTCCGTTGCACCCACGGTTGCTTGAGTAGACATAGTTTTCTCCTCCTGTTTGCAATGTGAAGCGTAAATGCTTCTCACTGCCCTATACGCTGATAGGGCAGGACAGAAACATTCAGTATGGTTTGAAGGCCCGCAATTCAGCTATCTCGATGACCTTCTTGGCGCGATCCAAGGCCGCCTTGAACGTGAAGTCCTGATTGAGTTGAGGGTACAGCTTCCCGCTCATGCCATACGCAATTTTTGCGATGGCTTTTGGCAGTTGTAGCTCCACAGGCGGTGCGTCTTCATGCATGTATCTGAGCAGGGTCGTTTCGCCTTGGAATGAGACCTCGACAGAGCCACGGGCCTTGAGATATTGGCAAACCAGACAATTGCCTGAAGAGTGGGCGTTGTAGTCAGTTGCCCCCTCGTCAATGCTTTGCTGAAGCCAATCACGGAAGTCCTTCAGGTCAGTGATTGATGGTTCTATAGCTCTCATATTCTCCTCCTGTGTTGATGCGTAAGTGCATCTTTGGGCGCTGGTTTGACCCAGCGCCCCGTAGATGAACTACAACTTTTCATCAGTTGCCTTGAACTTTGGCCTGAATTTAATTCCGGCCTCAGTCAGAGTAGTTTGGGCAAGTAAGACACAAGCTTCAAAATAGTTTCTCCCTTCCCATTCATCACACTCAGCCTCGTGCTCGGCTATCGCCTTCAAGGCCTTAACAATAGCCGTCTCAGCTTTCTTTGGCGTGGTCATGCCAACCTCACTTCATGTACTTCTGAACCTTGGCCAGAAGCTTGTCAGCCTTGCTGATGGTCGCCTGCCGCACCTTGGTATCGGCACGAAGTATCTCAGGCGAGTGTTCCACCAGATCAGCCTTCATGGCCTTGGCCAGTTCAGCGATGCGCGGATCGTTGGTGACGTTCAGCGCAGGCAGCAAGTCAGCCAGATCATTGATGTCGTAGACCACAGAGTCACGGATGACCCCGTCGGCCCGCTTGCCGTCAGCCTTGGGCTGATAGCCGCGCAGCCTCTCCGACATTTTCTTCACCACTTCAGCAACGCGTTGAAACACGTCATTCATGGCGTTCTCAAGGCGCTGGTTGCTGCGCCGTTCGATGTCCTTGATGATCGCTTTCATGCTTTCATCACTGACCTTGGCGCGGAAGTCGGCGGCCTCAGGCATGGGCTTGATTTCCACGTCGAAATCAAACTTCTCCTTGAGGTCGTCATTGCTGGGGTAGTCGTCAATATTGAACATGTCACCCAGCCGCACCTTAGCGTCCTTGATGTAGTCGTCGCGGCTGGTGAGGAACTCCTTGACGGCGTCCTCAGCCTTGCGCTTGCACTCCTTCATCTTTTGGACGTAGGTCAGGTAGCCAACCGTGGCCAGCACCCGCGTGCCGTCATCCTCCCACGGCAGCGTCAGGGTCCGGTGGGCCGTGCGCGCCGCTGAGTGGGCAGATGAAACGCCTTCAAGGAAGGACGCCGCCACCAGCTTCTTGTTGTAGCGCCCAGCCTTCTTGTCAGCCTTGAAGTCTTGATTGACCGTATCAGTCACTTCCCGGTCAATGGCCGACCCGGCCCAGCTTGAGATGTGCAGGCTGGCCAGCATGGCGCGTTCAGATAGTTTTCCAGTATCACTCATGGTTTCTCCTCCTGTTGAAGCGTAAGTGCTTCTCACTAGGCTGCTTGCACAGCCTAGGACAGAAACACTACAGGCCAGCCTTGCGGAGGCGCTGTCCCAGTTTGGTCATTGCCTTGTGGAAAGGCTCAGGGTTGTCCCTGTCATAGTCAGGGATATGAGCCTCAAGCTTGCCAAGCTTTTCTTCAAGCTCTGGCTTGTTATCCAAGCTACTCCATCCATTGATGGATGTGTAAGCATTTACGACGTGCCCTATACGCAGTGAGTCGATGGCGTCCAGTTGTAGTTCGTTTTTGCCGAAATTGCTGGGACTGAGGGATTTAGTGAAGTCAGCCTTCAATGAGAAGGCCATGACCGCACCCGCCGCACATAGGACGCAAGCAGGCTGACGCTTGATCTCCATGCCACCCCTCGTTGAGCATATCACTTCAGTGGGCTCATGGTACGAGTTGTCCATTTCAAAAATGTACTTCTCAGGAAGCTTTTCAGCCTTCCTGATATCCTGCAATGCCAGTCTCACCAGCGCCGACAGCTTCTTGGGCAGCACTGACAGCTTGCGTGTGGCCTTCTTTTTGACCGCACGCTTTTTAACTTTCTTAACCATATTCTCCTCCTGCAATTGAAGCATGATTGCTTCTCACTACAGCCCGCAGGCTGTAG